ATGGCTACCCGAAGTGTAACGAAACCCGCCCGCGCCACGGCGCGCCAAATCACCGGCGCTCAGGCTGAAAAGGCCTTTCGCGCGGTGCACCGATCTCCGGCCTTCCTGAGCAAGGAGGAGATGGGCAAGATCGATGCAATCACTCGGGAGGATCGGCACGGCGTTACGCGCAGGCTCGCACTGGCGGTGCTCGCCCGCACGGGCGCAGAAGTGCTCGACGACGTCGCTGGCTGCGATCGTCAATCTGCTGTGGCGATATCCCAAACATTAAGCAGTCTGACCGACTATCTCGAGAAACTGCACGGCTTGGCCGAGATGATGGAAACGGCGCAGATGCGCATGGCTATCGCCCTGGCGCGGCGAAAGGATATGAGTTCGGTGCTCGAGGAAGCGAAGACGCCGCAAGTCGAACAACCGACGGCGCAATCATGAGCGCTGACAAGGAGCGGCTGCGAAAGCCGTGACGACCGGCACCGCGAGCACGAGAGCGCCGCCTTCGGGCGGCGTTTTCGTTTCTGGCGGGCTAAGTAGGATCCAAATTGCCTTGGGCAAGGGGACGGATTTCGACGGCTACGCCCTCACCGGGCATATGGGCGATATCCACCTTCGCGGGCAGCCCAGCGGGCGTTGGTGTTACGAGCGTGTAAGCCGCCGGTGTGTAATGGAAGGAACTGGCGTCTCCCTTGAACCTATAGACCATGCAGACGGGCACCAATGCACCCGGAACCGTGAAATCAGTAACTGCCACTTCTTGAATGCCGAATTTGTCGTCTATGGTTTGATTGGGAAACAAGGTGACGCCAACGCTGTTTGGGCTTTCCTTCATCCTACCAATGAATCGCTCGCAGGCTGCCTTGATCGCATCGTGAAAATCAGCAGCGTCAGTCGCCGGGACAATCGTCGCGTAGAAAAATGCCTGAGTGGCCGGCAGTTTTCCGACATTTTCAAGATGGTAGTTAACGTGGAGCTGCAAATCGCCGCCAACACTTTGGAGGAGCGAAGCGGCTCCAGTAATTTTTACGGATATCCACGGCCGCTGTTCGGCCTGCATTTCGTTGAGCTGCCCCTGCATAATGCTCTGCTGCCCTCGAATCGCGATCCATTGGAGGACCCCGACACCGACGAGGCACAGGGTGAAAACTTCAATAGGTTGCCGCTGTAACCACCAACACCACCATTTCTTTGGCGCGTGCTCGATGTTTCTGGTCCTGAAATCTTCGGGCACAGGTCTCGGAAGAACCTCGTTTGCCAATTGGAGTGCGAAGGCGATAGCAATGAGGACCAGTCCAGCTCGGGACATGTTTTGGTGATGCGCTTTTTCATCTGCCTTCTCCGCGTCGATTTGCCCCGCGGTTTTGCCCGTTTTTGGAAGAGGAGTCTTCGGGTCAACAACGATCGTGCCTGCAGGCAGATCATATGAAGGCTGCGGATAGCTCCAGTACCAAACTATCGAGACGCCAATGATGCCTAGCACCAATCCGATCGCATTGAGCCACCTTCTTGCGACACACAGGAGCGCACCCATTCGACTTTCCTCCCGTCGCCAGGTGATTGGCGGCCGACGTCAGTGTAGCGCGCCAAGATGCCCCTCGCGGTCGCCGCGCCCGAGAGCCTGGCATCCGTGAGATAGTCGCCCTCGATCAGACAGTCATTAAGTTGGACAACCGGCAGGTTCGCGATGAACGTGATGTCGCCGAGTTTCCGGTCTGCGGCGCATTGGCCTCCTTCGCCTGCTCCTGAGTGACCATTGTCGCCAGGCCGGACCGTGACCTATTATTACCTAGAGAGTGACGGCGCTATCGACGTTCCGGATATCGAGTACGACCGACTCAATGAGGCGCAGCGACAACTTGCTCTGATCGTGCAAGCCCAGCGGGACATCAACGGGCGAGCCATCGAGTTCGATCATGAGGGCGGCGTGAGGATTACCGATCGTGGCCAGTACATCGCCACGCTCTCCATCGTCGACGACGCCGGCCAGCGTGCTCCGCTCGGTCTTTAGGCCATTTTTGGTGTCTTGGCTTGACGGCATCACGCCCGACGTGCAACAGAACCACATCGAGTGGGCACCGCCGGCCGAGCACTGAGCAGCTCCCGGCGTCAGGGCTGCGGCATGGGCTGTAGCGCCATCGCTCCAGCCGGAATGAGCGCCTGCTGCTTTACAAACGCCGCGCCGCGCTGATTCTCGATGATTTTCAGCGTCTGCGTATTCGACAATGTTGTCATGAACGCGTGATGCACAGACAGCACGTGGTCCTGAAACACAGGCGGATAGTCTTTCTCCAATCGCTTAATGGTCAGGCCGATGTTTGCACACTCATCAACGTGCATGTGGCGATCATGAGCTTTGTTGCCTGAAAAGTCCGTCAGGTAGTCCACTATGTTGTTCGCCAAAGCGCGCCGATTTGGGTCTGCGTGGAGCATGTTGTCTTCCAACGACTTCCGAACGAAGTTCTTTGCCCACGCGACTGCGTTTTCGCACTGCCCGAGGTAGCTGGGAGTGTATTTACCTAGGATGAACTGCCAGACGGCAATGCGCGAATTATCTGATTTAATTTCTTCCCACGCCCGTTTGAATTCCTCTATGACGCCGGCCGCTGGGATGCCAAGTATCTGTGGGTCGACAGGCCCGAGATTGGAATGCGTACCCATCACGATCTCTTTGCACGCGCAGGCAATCATCGTCCCCGCGGACATCGCGATCTGGGGGACGATCGCGCGTATGTCGTTGGCGAACATTTGCCGCAGATAGTCGACGAGGCTCTCGGTGACAGCGATGCTACCGCCCGGAGTATGTAGGAACAGATCAAGACCCTTGGTGCGGTCGAGTTGGTGGACCGCCATCATGAAGCCGTTCTTGTCGTCGTCGATTACCTGAGTCTCGGCGACGTTGGGTTTGGTCAGGAATCCGGAGTAGTAGGCAATAACGTTTCGCCCAGTGTAAGCACTGAGCTTGCGAAGATAGCGCCGGCGAACCGTGTCTTGCGCTGTGCGCGCTAGTCCGAGGTGCTTCTGCGCCTCAGCGTTGATCTCCGCGAGAATCGTGGCCCAGTTGGCCATCTTGCGTGCCCCCTGGAGCAATCGGCTCGCCCACGGTGTTCGCTCCGATGCTCGGCACGCTCCGGAGAACAGACGGGTAAGCAAAATGGTCCGGCATTGTTGTTGGTTGCGTTAAGCCCTGGTCCACCAGTTCTTGCAGCATTCTGGCGAGTGGCGTATTCGCGGGGGTCGTCACAGTGTTCGCCTCCAAGGATTCCAGTATGGCGCCTAGGTTGCCCTCCGGGCAACGGGCCGCCAGCTACGGGGCCGCATATTTCACGTATGTTGCCAGTTTGTGACGCCCGTCCGGCCCTAGCCCCCGTTTTCTGCTCGCTGGCCTAGTACCTGTCGCGGGACGACCAATTATCCCAGGCTCTCCGACTCCGCGAGCTCATTAGGGCCTCACCAGCTACCCGTCGATCCTACGGGACTTAGCGCCTGCCGGCCGTCGAACGTATTCGGCCCGGTCTGCGGGGCGGCGGCCTGCCGAGCCTGTTCCTGCGTGACTGCCGTCGTCAGCCCGCGCTTGTCGAGCTTGTTTGTTCATATGTGAGCGCCAGAAAATTGGCGTGGTCTCCTCCGGGTCCACCCCACCCCCACCAGGGGGGCGAATCCCATGTGGGCCAAACGCACTCGCGTCATTGGGCTGCGTGGGATCGATCCGGCGCCAGGCGATGAAGGATACCCGCTGTGTTGTCGCAGCATCGGGTCGCCAGGTACCCGCGTCCTCGAGCTTGAGGGCAACATCCACGTAGCGGAACTGGGTTATTGAGCCATCCGTTTCGGCAATGGTTTCGGTGATCGTGGCAAATGCCTGCAGATAGCCCTTGTAGCTGTTGTGCTCACGTGCCGCAAAAAATTTATCGAGCGCCGAATCCCGACGTGCTATCTCAAAACTGCCACGCCAGCCCTTCGGGATCTCAACCGTGCGTGCGTGATTGTCAATACAGTTCCTTGTGAGAGTCTCAGTGATCGGCGCCGATTGGAAGTTCGTGATGACGCCAATGTTGATCGGCGTGCGGCCGCTGACAATCTGAAGCGTCACTTCGCGGCCTGTCGATAATGGTATTGAATTCTCCAAATGTTAGAAGGGCGAAGGTAATTCACCGAACACCCCGGCTTTCGCCGGGGCTCCGGTTACTGTGTCTGGCCACAGTTAGGCCGCTCGCGCCTGTTCTAGCATCGCGAACTGCGGCGGATGTTTTCGGTCTCTCACCGCTTGACCGTCCGGCGAGGTTTCTGCGCCGGATCGTCGGTGTGGCACTGAGGCAATGCACACCGACGCATCTGCCTCGCGGCTAGGAGTTGAAACCGCCAAGCAAATCTCAGGTGATCTCTTCACTGTCAATCCAGCGAGCCGGCAAGGCTCGCGTAGACGCCAGACGGGGAGGTCGCACCGGTGAGGGTGCACCGATAGACGCCCGCCGGCAGGTTGAGGCCCTCGACGATGGCATTGGCCGTCACCGTCGTGGACGAGCCCACGGCGACCGGCGTCGCTTGATCGGGGCCGAGCGTCTGCAGCGTGATCGTGCCGCCGCCAAAAGCCGCGGCGAGTGCCTGGAAGGTCGCGATGCCGCCCTGCCAGAACACCCAGGCGCCGGTGACGTTGGCCGCGACGTTGCTCAGCAGTTGCGCGTAGGCGGGTACGGTCATGGCTCAAACACGGGGGTTTGGCCCAACACTTCCTCAAGCGGCCGACCAACTGCGATTGGCGCCGTCCGCGCCCGTTGCTTCTCTTTGAACTCTTGGAACACATGCGTATCCGGCGCGGCCGGCTGCATCCGCTGCGGTCGCAGCTTCGCGTGGCCTTTCTTGACGAGGTACTTTCCGAGCTTCTCGTCGACGTCGGCCTCGCCATTTACGAAAAGGACGGTGATATTCCTCGGCGACCGCACCAGCCGCGGCTTGGCGCCATTCGCGCCGGCGATTGGAATCACCGTGAAAAACTCATCGTCCTGGAGGCCATTGGCGTCGGCGCCCGGCGCGACAATGAACGGATGGCGCGAGCCCGCGCGGCCGCCTCGGTAAACTTTCATCGTTACACTCCTCGTGCGCGTGCGCGGTCAAAAGTTCCGCATAATCCCTGCGTTGTGAAGCTCCATCTTGATTGCAATCCGATCGCTGGTCGCGATCGCCGGCGACGCGGCCTCGAGCGCCTTGTCGACATCGCGCACGGTGAGCCCGCCGATCTTGCCGTCTGCGCTTGCCTTCAGGGTGGTGCGCCTCAGAAAGCTTTGCGTGACGCGCCCGAGTTTGCCGTAATCGAATTGCTTTTCTGCGTGCAGGTATATGGCTGCTTCAATGTCGTTCATCTGAGAGTCCTCGAGTGTGTTGTGATTGGAGCCGTAATGTTGGACCGGGCGCGCCGGTCAGTCGTTCGCTTTTCCCGGCAGCGGAAACTTATCCGTCGCGCCCGTGTAGGGCCGCTCGATCTTCGCGCCGGTGCCTGGCCAAGCGTCCGTCACTCTCGCGGGAGGTGGGTTGGGCTTGCTCACGTCGACAACGGGGCCGGCGGGTGACTGCTTCGTGTCTGTCATTTTGATTTCCTCTGTTAGTGAAATATCAGAGCAGCGCGTCGAGCGCAGTGAGCGTGCTCCGACAATCGGCGGGAAGGCTCGCGCGCACCAGGGCGGCGGCGATGCGTTGCCTCAGGGCATGCGCCGCGTCGCTGATTTCCTGCATGCGGCAATGCACCTGATGATCGCCGCGGCGGTTGTAGGCATCCCCGAGCGCGGCGATCGAGGTAGTCAGACTCTTGGGACTGTCGGTCATCTCAAAATCTCCTTGGGTATGTGGCCTATCGGAAGCCGCGCCGGCGGATGCGTCCCTCTTCCGCGAGGTGCGCACCGGAGCTGGCCGGCACAGAGAACATGCGCCGCGCAACGGCACGCATTCCCGCTTCCCAGTGGTGAACTGAGTGCGCGCGGATCAACTTCGCGCGTTCCTCGGGGTCGAGGGCGTGGAATCGTTCGAGGTGGTCAGTAGTGCTCATGGAATCTCCTTGCAAATTCTCGCAACCTGGTTGGGCGACACGCGCATCACGGTGCCGATCTCCCTGGCAGGGATGCCGAGCTTTCGTAATTGGCGGATCGCGGCCTGTTGCAGCCGCGTGAGCTCGATGTCCGGCCGCGGATCGCGTGGCTCTGGCGGCGGCTCCTGGGCTGGCGCGGGCGGCGTCGGCGATGTGGCCGCGGGCTCGGCCGCCGGAGCTGCGCCTTGTTCTTTGTCATCCTCTCGAGACGGCGGGAGTGTGGACTTTGGCGGGGCGGCCTTGTCGAGAAACGCGAGCACGGCAGCCAGCGGCGCACCGGTTCGTTGCGCGATGGCGGCCGCGTCCCTTCCGGCCTTGAACATCATGAACGCAATTCGCGCAGCTTCTGGCGCCAGGCGCTGTGCGGCTGGCATGCTGGCCTCGAAGAGTTTCTCCAGGCCCTCGAGCTGAATGATCTGCGTCATACCTCGTGTTCCAATTTGATGCGGGTGGCCAAGAGCTCCAGAGCACCGGCAGACCTCGGCAGCGGGCCGCCTTGCTGGAAAGCCCGGTACTCCGCGATCTCGCTCGCAGACCAGAACTGCTCGAACCCGACAGGCTGCGCCACGGGAATCAGCGTCGGTGCGGCTGCGCCCGCGGCTTCGATCTCCTCGAGCAGCTCGCGCGTCGCCGCTTCGCGTGTGGGGCGCAGGCTCATGCCGTGACTCGCGGACGCCGAGCTCGCTCGCGCTCCGGCTTTGGCGGGTTGAGCTGGAAGTGTCGGCGCCAGTGCCGTGCCTGACGGCGGGCGAATCCGGCATGACGCTTACGCACGCGATGCCTCCCGCTCGGTGAGCACCTGATGGATAGCTTCAGGGCTCAAGCCGGTTGCGTGCGAGATCGTCCACACGCTCTGGCCGGTAGCGGCGAGCCTACGCACGGCTGCGGCTTGTTCGGCCGGCTCGAGCGAGGCGAAGTAAAGGCGCGCTAGCGCAGCCTGGTCGAGCGCGCCGCCGATGTGTGAGCGTGCGCTCATGCGAGGTTTGTGATGACGGTCGCAATCGCCGTCTTGTTCGAGCCGCTGGGCAGATTGCCGTTGAGGTAGGCGAGCTGTGCCTTGATCTCCTGAAGCTGGTCAACGAGCGCGGTGAGCGTGCCCGCGCCGTCCTGGAAGGGCGGCGTTGCCGCAAGCGCTTCTTGTTCAGCCGCCAAAAGGGTGATCGCGGTGAGATTCGAGATAACCGCCATGGTCAGTTCACTCCTGCAGTGGAAAAAGGTTCAGTCATCGAGCGGGCGCTCACGGCGCGACCTCGCTCGGTAGCTGCGGCTGAGCGCGCAGCGGACAGTCAGCGCAAAGCGTGTGCGGCTCGCTCGAGAGTGGTTGCGCCGGCACGGACGATCGGCGGCGGCCGGCAAAGCTGCCGATGATGACGTAGCCGTCGGGCACGTCGGCCGGATCGACCAGCAGTCGCCAGGTGAGAGGCGGCGGGATCGGGACGGCGATGAACAGAGGCCTCATGCGGCCTCCCGGCGAGTGCGACCATAGTCACGCTTTGTCTGCCGTGTCCGGTCCGAGCGCGTGAGCGATCTGCTGCCTGGTGAAGCGAAACTCCTCCGCGAGCTCCTCGCGCGTAACACCGTTGCGGTGAAGGCAGCGCAGGCCGGCAATCTGCTTCGCCTCGATCTGCTGCGCGCTGAGGCCAGTCGCCTTCGAGATCCAGTCGAAGCTGCGGCCGTTCTGGCGCAGCGAGAGGGTCGTGTCGCTGAGGAATAGGCGCTCGTCGAGCGAGAGCAGCCAGTCGAGCATGGCATCGCCTTCGAGCGCCTCGGGCATGTGACGCCTCCCGGTTGTTCTTCGCGTAACGCAATACGAGCGCGCAGGGTCGGCGATCGCGCGACCCTATGTGTTGGTATGTCCGAGCGGCGAAGCGTGGCGCCGCTGAGGCGAGCTTTACGCGGCGGCGAGTACTCGCTGTACGGTCGAGACGCCGCAGCCGAGCGTGCGGGCGATCTTGAGCTTGCCGAGGCCCTTGCCGCGTAACTCGCGGATGCGATCCTCGGTCCTCGAGGTAACGGGCTTGCGGCCGAGCGTCTTGCCCTGGGCGCGCGCGCGGGCAAGTCCTGAGTGAATGCGCTCGCGGATGATCTCGCGCTCGAGCTCGGCGAACACTGAGCACATGCCAAGCATGGCGCGGCCGGTCGGTGTCTCTGAGTCGAGGCCCTGCTTGAGCAGGAAGAGCCCGATGCCCGCACCGCGCATGTCCTCGACGAACTGCGCCAGGTGCAGCACCGAGCGGCCAAGGCGATCCACTGACCAGGCGGCGATGATGTCGAACTTGCCGGCGATCGCGTCCTTGCACATGCGATCGAAGGCCGGGCGCTTGTCGCGGCCCTTGGCGCCGCTGAATCCGTTGTCGCTGTAGAGCTCGACGACGGTCCAACCGCGCTGCTCGGCGGCCTTGGCCAGCTCCTGGCGCTGGTTCTCGACGGTCTGCCCGCCGGTGCTGACGCGGAGGTAGAACGCGACTCGTTTGCCCTTGCCCATGACGATTTCCTGCGGGAATTCCTGCATCGATCGTACTCCTTTGGCATACGATAATCAATTGATAGCGTATGCAGCAAAATCCTTTGTACAAGCTGCTGAATTGCTTGAAACAGCGTCGCGAGATTCCGATATGGTTTTCCGTATAGGCTCATAGCGGCGTGTCCTCGCCGTTGCCAGGCGTAGGCTCGCTGCCCTGCAGGCTTTCGAGTTCAGCTCGCAGGCCGCCCAACCCTTCGCTCTCGGGCGCCGACAGCCGCAGCCGCGCGTCGATGACCTCGGCCTCCTGCGAGATCACCCCGCCCGTGTTTCGCCGCATGCGCAGCGCGCTCGCCGCCCTCAGCGCTTCCTCGGTGAGCTCGATCTCGAGCGCGCGCGCCGCGCCGGCCACGGCGTACATGGCGGAGTTGGCGCGCTTGGGGTCGAGCTTGCCGGCGAGCACTGCGTTGCCCAGGCACTTGAAGGCGCACCGGATGTCGCTCGCGTTGCGTAGCCGTCCGAGGCGCACCGGCGGGGCAGCGGGCGGGGAAGGGTTTTTGCCCTTGGTCGAGGCCTCAGGGGCTTGAGGCTTCTCGGCCTGACGCACTTGGGCCTCATTGGGGGCGGTCTCGGTCACGCTGCCCCCTCATGGACAGGCGTGAAAGCTGCCAGCGAGGGGCGCGGACAGGGGATCAGGAGGGCTCTCAGTGCCATCCCTGCTCCCTTCGCAAGAGTCTGACTCTTCACTCCGGCGGAGGCGGAGGCGGAGGAGATGGAGGCGACACGCCTATAGGCGACACGCTGAAATGGTCGGTCAGCGTTCGCTGAGCGTATCGCTATGCGTATCGGTGAGCGCATCGCTCAGTGACCTATGTCCGCAACGCTGAGCGAGTCGCTGGGCGTATCGGTGAGCGCATCGCTCTGCGATCCATTGCGGCCAAGTCTCGCATTGGTCTTCGCCGCGCCTCTTTGCCTTGCCCGGTATTCGTCCACGGACGCCTTACGGTGCCCTTCAAGCCGAGCATTCTGTCGGCCACCTCCTGAGAGCCTGGGGAACTTCGGTTCGACGTAGGGCCACGCTACGCGCCACTCAGTGGGGCTAGCGCGCACGAGCTCGCGGAGCTGGTTCTCGTCATCTGGGAGGATCCCAGGAGCGATGCCGCCAACATCCCATTGCAGGTCGAGCAGTTCGCGGTACACCGCGCGCGCGAGGAGCGGCCAGAGGCGCGTTGCGCTGGCGAAGTCCCGCGGGAACCATGGGAGACGTGCGAATTGCGGTTTGCTGTTCTTCATGCTGCTCCCCGGTGCACGTCGTTCCAATCCGCTGGCGCTGGCGGCGTACGCAGTTCAAGCGTCACACGACCCTGCAGGCGCTCCATCAGCTTGGCTGCGGCCTCGAGGCCCGGCACATCCAGATCGGGGAACACGATGAGCGTGCGCACGCCTGGCGGCGGTTCGAACTTGGCCAGGAGCGCGGTGTTGAGTGCCGCCCAGGTCGGAAGGCCCTCGTGCAGCGCGCTTGCGCTGAGTGCGGTCTCAAGGCCTTCCGCAACGCCGAGCGTGTCGCCCGTGAGTGGTAGGAGTCTGACGGCGCAGCCCGTGCGCCCAGTGAGTGGCGAGAGAATCTTGCGCGGTGCGTGCGCCTCGAGCTTTCGGCCCCCCTCGAGGTAGGTGACGTGAGTGGTGACGCGCTCGCCCTCGACGTCGCAGACGTCTGCCACCAGGGCGGCGTAGCGGCCGATGCGTGAGCACTGCTCCCAGTACTCCAGCAGTGCGTGGGCGCGCAGCGTGCATCCGGCCGGCAGTGGCCAGAGCCGGCGACTGCCCAGGTATTCGCGGACCTCGGCAACATCCTCGGGGAGACAAGCGCCGCGCAATACGTCGAGCACGCGCCGCGTGGGTCTGGCCGGCGCGCGCGCGGACTGCGCGGGCGGTTGCCATTGGCAGCTCCGCGACTGACTCGCCAAGGGCTGGGCGAGGCCAGCCGCCTCAGCGACGCGTCTACAGGTCTCGCGGAAGCGCCATCCGTGCACGCGTTGCAGGAGCGTGAAGCCGTCGCCGGCGCCGCAGTGTCGGCAGTAGAAGTCCCCGCGCCCGGTGCGGTTGTCGAAGGTGTATCGATCGACCCCACCGCATGCGGGACACGGGCCCTGCTTGCGCGGCCGCAGGAACGTCTCACCGATGCCAAGCTGCGCGAGGACCTCGGGCCAGGCCGCCCCCAGGCGCGCGTGGATCATTGCTGCATCCGGATTCACGCCGCCACCCCCGCCTCACGAGACTTAAGCCAGGCGATGGTGCGCGACTTGATCCAGCGTCGCGTTTCAACACTGGGCTGCGCGAGCGGTGTGCTCTCCCATGAGCGCGGCGGCCAGTCGCCGAATTTCTCGCGGAACTTGTGCGCGCACCAGCCGGCGCGATAACCATTTTCCGCCGCGACCCCGCGAAGCTCGGCGAAGAAAGCCAGGCGGTCTTGCTGCTCTCGATCGAGGTGCTGGCCGATCTCGACGAGCTCGCCCTCGAGCGTGCGGACCTCCTTACCCTTCGGCGCGAAGAAGTAGCCGCACTCTGGGCACAGCCGCACACCGGCAAAGACGCACGAGCATTCCGGGCACGTGAGCTGCTTGGTCTCACGCTTCTCGCTTGCCGTCTTCTCGCGCTCCACCAGTGCGCGCTCGCCCTCGAGCGTCCATAACCGTTCATCGTGTGCGAAGCCATGTCGATGAACGCAGCCGCTGTGATCCAACACCAGGCAGTCCGACTTGCCTGCCGCGGTGCGCAGCCCGCGCCCAATCATCTGCAGGTACAGGACTAGCGACTTGGTCGGCCGCGCGAGCACGATGCATGAGAGTTCCGGCAGGTCGAAGCCGTAGGAGGCGAGAAAGCAGTTCGTGAGCACCTGTGTCTGCCCGCTGCGGAAGCGCTCGAATGTCGTATCGCGTAGCGCTTGCGGTGTGTCCGCGTCGACGTGCTCGGCGGCCACACCGGCGCGTAGGAATTCTTCGCCCAGCGCCGCCGAGTGTTTAATGCTTGTCGCGAATACGGCGGTCCGGCGCCCGCCCGCATGTTTGAGCCAGGTAGTGACGACGTCGCCAACGAGCCGCGGCTGGTTTACCGCTGCCTCAAGTTCGCCCTGGTGGTAGTCGCCGGCCACGGTGCGCACTCGCGCGAGATCAGGTTCGGCGATGCTGAAGTAGCGCGCTGGCACGAGGGACTGCTCTCGCACTAGGTCCGCTGTCGTCGCCGGCTCGATCAGTTCGTCGTAAAGAAGCCCGAGCGCGCGTCCGTCCTTGCGCGACGGCGTTGCGGTCAATCCAGTCCGAATTGCTCCCGGCCACAGATCGAGCAGGCGCTGGCGCGTCTTGGTGATGCTGAGGTGAGCTTCGTCCACGATCACCAGATCGGGGTCCGCCAATACCAGGCGCTTACTGCGCACCGTCCGGGCGAGCACCGTATCGACGCTTGCCACGTGCACCTGGGCATAAAGGCCGCCCTCCGCGTCAGCACCGGCGAGCAATACGCCGTGACCAATTCCGAGGCGGCCGAGGTGGCGCGAGGCCTGCATCACTAACTCACGCCGCGGTGCCAGGAACAATGCTCGCTGACCTCGCTCCTGAGCGCGGCGCATGAGTTCACCGGCGATCACCGTCTTGCCGCTGCCGGTCGGTAGCACCAGGAGCGGCGCGCGTTTGCCCGCCGCGATCGCCGCATCGAGCAGCTCGAGTGCGCGCTCCTGGTACGGCCGCAGCTTCATGTCGCTGCACCCTCCGCCTGCGCGTTGGCATGCATTTGCGCCGCACGTCGCTGTTCGTCATGGTGGTCGCAGCCCGGACAGATGAGGCCATGAGGCGAGTCAAATGCCCATCTCATCGGCAACCCGGCACCGCATCGGCGGCAGCGCCTTAAGCGCTCCGGGAAAGCGAGGATGCGGGCGGCTGGCTCGGTGGCGTGCATGTTAGAACGGGCTGTCGTCGCCGAGTTCGTACGAATCCATGCGCCCGATCGCATCCCGTACTTCTTGCTTGTCCTCCAACTGGAGAGGCGACCCCTGCAATGTGCAACTAATCCCGTCGAAGGTTTCGCACATCTGGCGCTCGCGCTCGGATTTTGCCGTTTCAAACCTGTCGAACAGGTCGCTCGCTTTCAAAGCAATTTTGCGCAGCACCTGCGCGCAATATGGGAGCTGCTCGCGCTTAGCGCACAACCGCACCTCAACCAGTGGCATCTGGTGTGCCTCGTAGCCGAGGCTTACGTCTAATCCACTCTCGTGCTCCGAGGTGGAGGAGATGATTGCGACGGTGGGCCCGATGATTCGCCGCCGACTTAGACTGGTATGCAGGATCTCGGCCGGACAGTCGGGGGTTGCTTTCGGCGCGAGCTGAGGTATCTTTCGCTGATTCTTCGGCATGCTGAATCTCCTGCGTGGGTGCCGTGGAAACGAAAGGTCGCGCTTGCCACGCGATCTTTCGTGCTAATGGGGGTCGGAAAATTCACGCCGCGGGGCGCTGCTCGGGCAGCGGCGATTTCAGCTTCCGCTGCGCGTCGCGCCAGGACTCATAGTCCGCGCGCCAGGCGCCGAGGCGGCCGCCGACTTTTGTCATGATCGGCGCGAGCGGCCCCGTTCCGGTGCTATGCCAGTTGTATAGGCTTTTTCGCTCGAAGCCCGTGAGCTGCGCGAGTTCCGTTACTGCGATGAAGTCTGACTGTAGCTGCATGGTGTTCCCCGGATTCCGAGGGAACAGACCATAACGCCACTTTTCCGGATTTCTGGGTGAGTCTGTACTGACCGACCCGAATTTTTCTTAGGACGTCTTCCTGCGCCTTCTAATTTTCGCGCGAACAGCCTCGGAACTCGCCGTCCTCCCTTTGCTCCTCAGATTTGTCGCGGCAACACGCGAGGCTGAGCGCTGACTGAGTTTGCTGCTCTGTTTGTCAACCTCAGCCATCACTGGCTCGGCGGAATCCCGAGCCTTCTGCTGGGCCTTTTCGCGCGCGGTCTGCGTTCGCCGCCGATCGATCGCCAGCCATTCCGTGAGCACGTCCACGGCGCCGTAGGTTCGCAGCACACGGATCACAGCCAGCCCCAACAGTGTTCGCCAGCGGTTTGCAGGCGCTTCCACCGCCGGCTGTTGGGCCTGCAAACGGGTACGCGCCTCCGCTTCTTTCGCCTCGGTGACCTCGCGGGCCGCTCGGCGCACAAATGCGCGGACAGTCTGCTCGAGCTGCTTGCGCGCGCCATCCTTCGCCCCTGGTTCTAACACACGGTCAGCGGCGATCTCGTTGAGCGGGCGCAACCCGCCGCCCGAGGCATGCTGATCCAATCGCCTCACAGCGTTTGCGAACTCGTCGATCGCATCGGGCCCGAGCGCCTCGACAATCGCGCGTAGCACGCGAGTGTGAGCGTTGGCGCTCAATATCACCTGCAGGGATTCGATGTCCTCATTCATGCCCGGCGCCTCCTGGGCAAGCGGATCACCTTGGCCGGCCGCTTCTTCGGGTCCAGGAGTTTTCCAACAGCGTCCGTCGCGGCGCGCTTCGACTGGTCGCCGAGTGCCATGTACACACGGCTCGTGATGTCGGACTTATGGCCGAGCGCGGTTCCGATCTGCTTCGAAGTGAAGCCCGCGTCACCCAGCCAGGAGCCGAAGGTGCGGCGCAGGTCGTGGATGCGTAGATGCGCGAGGCCTGCGGCCTTGCGGATGCGCTGCCAGGCCTTCGAGGGCTCCTGCAGAGCCTTTCCGTGCTGACGACTCGCGAACACGTGCGGGTTACCCACGAATCGCGGGAGCGCCTCGAGCTGTGCGACGGCATACGCAGACAGCGGGACCGTGTGATCGCTGCCCGCCTTAGTGTCGCGGAAGGTCGCCGACGCCGCGCCCTTCCCTCCCTTCTCCGGCAACACGACGTCGACCCATTTGAGCCGCTGCGCTTCGCTGCGCCGGCATCCGGTTGCGAGCACGAACCGAAAGAACGCGCGCAGGAATGGGTCGGCGCTCCCCGCGTCGATCGCTTTCTCGAGCTTTGGGAGCTCCGCGAGCTCGAGCCGCACCTGGCGCTCAGTCTCCGGGCGCAGATCGATGCCGGCACACGGATTGCGCGTGTCGCTCTCGCGGCGTCGATTGCCGGGCGCATCGTCCTCCTGCCAAAGGCGCCAGTAGAACGCCGCGCGCATGGCCTGCAGCGCCCGGTTCGCGTTGTAGGGTTTTGTGATGCCAGCATGCCACTCGCGAACCTCGGAGCGGCGCACGTCGCGCCACGGCCGCGAGCCGAAGCGCGGGAAGATGAACTTGGTCCCGAGCCAGAGCACGGCGTCGGGGCGCTTCATGGGCCGGTGCGCGTCTTTGGTGCGAGCCTCGACGTAGGCGAGGAACAGCGTTTTAACACTGCCTGCCCTCGCCTCTAGGCGCTGGTGCCGCCGCTCTGCAAGCGGGTCCTTCTTGTCCCCCACTTCGACAATCAGGAGCCGAGCGCGTTTGCGGGCCTCCTTGAGGGGAAGAGCTTGGCAGTCCCCGAGCGTCACCAGGCGCTTGACGCCGTTGACGTTGCGGTACGAGAGAATGAAGGCCTTGCGGCCCGAGGGGTACACACGCAGCCCGAAGCCGTGCGGCTCATCGTCCCATCGCACGTCGCGGGAGTTGTCGGAGCCGGCATACTTCGCGGCGTCAATCCCGCGCTTCGTCAGGCTTGGCATTAGGTTTCCGCGCCTGAAGGCCGGGCGTGAGTCACCACTGAGTCACCACGCGGCAGAGAATACGCGGGAAGTGACGGGAACGCTAGGGTGGCGTAATATGCAGGCGTTCAGTGACTTAGGGTGAATTCGGGAAGCGTCGGGATGGCTGAAATAGTGGCTTCGAACCTGAGGGTCGGGAGTTCGAATCTCTCCGGGCGCGCAAATCGATCAATAAGTTGCCACTGATCGGCAATGCTCAATTGACCGAACGTAGCGAAAACGTAGCGTTCTCTGCTACGTTTTTGTCACGCGGCGCGACCTTGAGACTCACCCACGCCATTCCGAATCCCTCAACATAGGCACAGATCGCTTACACTGCCAACAATAGTGCGATTCCGCCATTATCAATTACCCAAGCTGACCCGATTCAGACGTTGGCGGATGGCCGCTATCGGGCTCAGTCTTTCATATCTCCCGGGACGGACGGGTGTCCCGACCCGGCGCACGACGATAGACCCCGCCTTACTCTGAATGTTCACCGCTATGGTACTGAAAGACTGGCTTGCCGCCGACCCAGGTCTGCAGTACTCGGATCTTCCAGATCTCGGACGGCTCTATGCGGAACAGATCTCTGTCTACCAGGATGAAATCGGCCCATTTGCCGGTCTCGAGCGAACCAATGTTTCGCTCATTGTGCTCCGCGTAGGCCGCGTCCAGCGTGAATGCCCGGAACGCCTCCTCAAGCGTCATCGCCTGTTCGGCATGCCATCCGCCGGGCGGTTTGCCATCGTGGTCCATGCGCGTTACCGCCGAATATAATCCGAAGAATGGATTGTCCGATTCGACCGGAAAATCCGAGCCCCCCGCGATACGAGTTCCTTGGTCGAGTAGCGTGCGCCACGCGTATGCGCCTTTAAGCCGCTCAGGTCCGATCCGGACCTGCGCCATATTCATGTCACTGGTGGCATGCGTGGGCTGCATGGAGGCAATAAGATCGAGTTGTTTAAAGCGCGGGATGTCGGCCGGGGTGACCACCTGCGCATGCTCGATACGATTGCGCAGTTCCCGGCCGCCCACGTCCTGGTAGGCACCGGCGAAGGCGTCCAGCACTTCGTGATTCGCGGCATCGCCGATCGCGTGCACGTTGACCTGATAACCCGCTCTCAGCGCAGTCTCCATCTTCCGCTGCATCTCGGCTTCCGACATGAACAGCAATCCGGACTGATCCGGCTTGTCCGAATACGGCGCCAGCAGCGCCGCGCCCCGACTGCCGAGGGCACCGTCCGCGAACAGCTTCACCGAACGGATCGTCAGGTGATCGTCGGCATAGCCGATCAGCGGGCCGTCCTTGGATAGCTCGGCGAAATCTGCGCCGGTGTCCCGGATCATCACGTACGCCCGCACCGTCAACTGGCCTCGGTCTGCCAGCACGCGGTAGGCCGCGACCGTTGCTGCATCCACGCCGGCATCACCGACGCCAGTGAGTCCGACTGAATTCATATGGGACATCGCCCGCTGCAAGGCCTCCTGGCGTTGGGCGTCGGTAAGTGTCGGGATCACTTTTTCGACCAGTGCCATTGCATTGTCGACCAGCACGCCGGTGGGATTGCCTAGCGCATCGCGCTCGATGCGGCCGCCGGGAGGATCTGTCGTGTCTTTGGTGATGCCGGCCGCTTCGAGCGCAGGCGTGTTCAGCCACTTCGCATGACCGTCGACCCGATCGAGCGCCGCCGGTCGATCAGGTACCACCGCGTCCAGTTCGCTTTTCGTCGGAAACCGACCCAGTCCCCACTTCACCTGGTTCCAGCCGTGTCCCAAAACCCATGCCTGGTCCGGGTGCGCGGCGCTGAACCCGCGGATGATCGCCTGGGCCGCGGCCAAGCTACTCGTATCCCACAGTTGCGCCCGCACCATCTCGAGGCCGAGATCCTGCACGTGTCCGTGCGCATCGATCAGCCCGGGCAGCAGGCACGCGCCTTTGCCGTTAACCCGTATAGCGCCTGGATAGCGGCGGTGCAGGTCCGCGTGTTTGCCCATGGCCAGCACGCGGCCACCGTCGAACGCCAGCGCATCGAACGAGACCAGATGCGTGCCTTGCAGCGTGTAACCGCTGACGTGCTCGATCAGTTGGGGTGCCGCCTCCACATGCGACTGCAGCTGCGTACCCGCCATGACTGCGCTGAGCATCAGCCCGCGCGTAAGTGGTGTTTTCATAAGCCGAAGCTGAATTAGACTCCCTCTAGCTTTGCTCTAGCATAGCTAAAGCGCCCGAGGCTCATTGGGCAGAATTAAGTTCGGGGGCGCGGATGACCGGTCTGCGGCATGCACTTCAGGGTGTCTCAAAGTGGCCGGGAGTTGCCGGCAGGCCCGAGCTGCCGGTGTTGTTGCCGATCATGAACGGCAGCTTTCTGGCAGTACAGAATCGCTAGACGTACTCGTGGTGCACGGAAACACCTGGAGGACCTCCGTCCACCTTCGCAAGAAATGCCCGATTGGAATAAATGACTTCACGGAATTGCTGGATTTTCCGACTGCGAGTTGCACCTTTTGGTAACTGGCGAGGAGCACTGGCTCTGTCGGGAATAGTGCGAAGCCTGCCCACCAGAGAGAGCACTACTCCACCCGCCAACACCAGTACCGCTATTGAGACGGCAAGAATCCCTTTCAAAGTCCGATCGCCTTATTCCAGCCGTCGACGTACATGTAAATCCGCTGGAACTCGCTTGGTAGTAGCATCCGGTTGTGGGCGATAAAATTCCGAACCTTTTCTAACTCGTCCATTCGCTGCAGTCTAAAGCAGAGCGGGATGTTATCGGCAAAGAGCGCTCAAGCGCGAAATCCGAGATGCACGCGAATGTCATCGCCGAATAGCACACCGTCAAGCGATGGCGTGGTTGGAAGTACTACCCAGAGATCTGGACGAGTGCGACTGAAGCCGAGCGACGCGACATGGTCTTCGGAATCGTCTTTTATGACATGCAGCTGTTCGACGCTAAAGAGAACTCTTCCAACAACAGCAAAACTGTTCAAGATCAAGGTCGAAGAGTTGGCTCCTTACACGGAGGACATACTGGTAGCCGACTCCGCTCGCGTCTTCCGCATCAGTCGTAACCAGCGAGAATTCTTCCTCATCACAGCGCGCCGTGAATGACCGCTTCCAGCCGCGCATTTCTGGGTGTCGAATGACTCAAAGTGGCCGGCTGCCGCCGGATGAGGCCGCCGTCAAAGAAGCCCGTGACGCAGCCACAGGTTCGGATGAGCTCTCTTCACCTAGCAGCCTGTCGGACTTAACGAAGGATGCGAGATAATCACGGGCAGGCACCTGCGCATTGAGAGAAGCGATGAGCAAGTTTCGATCGATCAACCGCGACACGGGATTCTTGCTGCCGCCGTCGGTGGATGAGTGGCTGCCGCAGCGGCACCTGGCGCGCTTTGTGGTGGAAGTGATCGATCGGCTGGACCTCTCGGAGCTGGAGAACTCCTACCGTGGCTCGGGCTCTGCCTCGTATCACCCGGCGATGCTGCTGGGGCTGCTCATCTACGGGTATGCGACACGGGTGTTCTCCAGCCGGGCGCTGGAGCGGGCCACGTATGACTCGGTGGCCTTTCGCTTCATCGGCGGCAACGATCACCCTGATCACGACACCATTGCCAGCTTCCGCAAGCGCTTTATCGGGCACATCGGGCCGTTGTTTGTGGAGGTGCTCAAGCTTGCCCGCGCCATGGGGATGCTCAAGCTCGGCACCGTGGCGCTGGATGGCACCAAGGTACACGCCAACGCCAGTCGCCACAGCGCCCTCTCGTATGGTCATGCCCGCAAGATCGAGAAGCGCTTGAAGAAGGAAGTGCAGCAATTGCTCAAGCTCGCCGAGCGAGCCGATGCGGCGGATATCCCCGACGGGATGTCGATTCCCGAGGAGTTGCAGCGGCGCGAGCTGCGTCTGGCGGCCATCGCCGAGGCGCAGGCGAAGATCGCCGCGCGGGTGCAGGAGCGCGAGCAGGCGGAGTATCAGGGGAAGCTCGCTGCGCGCGCAGAGCAGCAGCGGCGCAGTGGCAAGAAGCCGCGCGGGCGACCGCCTGAGCCCCCGACCGGCGGGGTGGGGGCGCAGGAGCAGATCAATCTGACCGATGAGGACTCGCGCATCATGGCGGTGCCCGGCGGGGGCTTTGATCAGTCCTACAACGCCCAGGCAGTCGTAGCCACCGGGAGCTTGCTGGTGGTGGCCCCGGAGGTGACGCAAGCGAGGAACGATAAAGAGCAACTCGCCCCGATGATCGAGAAGCTCAAGGCCTTGCCCAAAGAGCTGGGACGCACCCAATGGATACTCGCCGACAGCGGCTATCTGAGCGAAGCGAATGTGGAGCGTTGCGCTGCGGCGCGCATCGAGCCGCTGATCGCCCTCAAGCGCGAGCGCCATCACCAGAGCTGGCGGCAGCGCTTTGCGGCAGTTCCCAAGCCGCCGTCCGGCTCGGCTACGCCGATGCAGAGGATGGCGCATCGGCTCAAGACCCCGGCAGGCAGGAAGCTCTACGCGTTGCGCAAGCAGACCCCCGAGCCGGTGTTCGGCAGCATCAAATCGGCGATGGGATTTCGCCAGTTTCTCTTGCGAGGGCTCCAAAACGTCAAAGGTGAGTGGAGCCTGGTGACGATGAGTTGGAACCTTAGGCGCATGTTCACTCTGCAGCTCTGCTGAGTCAGCAGCGCGACGCTCCGCCACTACATCTTGTAGGTCACACCACATGTATCGGTCGGCTCACAGTGTTCATAACCGTTCAGGCAAAAAAACGTCAGTCCGACAGGCTGCTAGGATGGTGGAATGGGCATCTGTATTGTTGCGCTTATGCAGCTTTTCGTACCTTTATTTCGACGCGCAGGCCCGCCGCTGCCGCCATGTTGACGAGGGCATCTAGACCAAACAGGTCGATTTTCCCACGCATGAGGTCGGAGACGCGTGGCTGCGTGACACCGAACAGCTTAGCGATCTGGGCCTGGCTGAGGTCGGTGCGGGCTAGATGCGCTTTCAGAGCCATCATCAGGGTCGAGCGCAGCTTCATATTTTCAGCTTCCTCGTGCGTACTCTCGATGGCATCCCATACGCTAGCAAATCTGTTCTTGCTCATTGCTCTAGCTCCTTCGTCAAGTCGCGGTAGCGCTTCTCGGCCAGGTCCACATCCGCCTTGCTCGTCTTTTGTGTCTTCTTCTTGAAACAGTGAAGTACATAGATGGCATCGGCAAATTTAGCTACGTAAATAACGCGGAACGCCCCAGCGGCGTCCCGAATCCGGATTTCCTGAACCCCGGAGCCGATCCTTGGCATGGGCTTCCAGTCATCCGGCTCGTGGCCTTGCTGCACCTGGTCGAGCTGATAACCCGCTTCACGACGTGCCTGTTACGGGAAACGCTCTAAGGTCGTCGAGAGAGCTACCCCGGAATTCGACAGGTTTACGATCAGCCATCACCTTGCATTATACAAATAATTGTATATCGACACAAGCCATGTTAGCCGATCGACGCCCACGCAACATTTCAGCCGCTGCGCGCGGGACTATTGTGAGCGATGGGGTCATAAATGGCGTCGAAGTCGGCAAGCACCGGGCAAGAGAGCGATCCGACGCGGCATTAGCCCGGCGCCTGGCGGGAGCGAGCGCCAGCCGACCACGACCCGCGCCGGACTACTGCATTGATATTTAAGTCACCACCCGGTCCGGAGTCGACCCTTCTGAATTTCCGACTGCAACCAGGCAAGCTGCTCGCTGCGACGCTACTGATGCAAAACCGCTGAGACAATTGCGGCCTTGCGACTGCGATACACGCCCGTTCGCACCTGCGAGGCAAGAAATTCTTCGAGAGCAGCTGGCAGCTCTTAACGCGACGACGGGCATTGCGTTCCAGCATAGATCAGGAGCTTTAGCGGTCAAATCGGCAGATCGGCAGATCGGCACCGTACCGAAAACGTAGTGTTTGATGCCGTTTCATGCGCTCCGGTGCCCATTTCGAGAGAGGGCGGGCCCGCTAACTAGTTGAAAACTAAGAACCTGTAATATCATCTATGCGACTTCGAACCTGAGGGTCGGGAGTTCGAATCTTTCCGGGCGCGCAGTGTTTGCAGGGTCTATTCCGGACACTCGCGGGCTGTGTGGTAACGCTGGTGGTTATTGGGAGCCGCGCGTTGTTATGAGAGCGCCGCCTAACAACATTCGAGGGGCCGTGAGGCGTTTGGCGCCGGGGGCGCGGGGATCCAGTATGCGCCCGCGGCGCTTAGCCGACGTGGGTGCCCGGCCCCTCAACTTCACCGTTTTAGACGTCGATGAAAACCATCCTCCGCGTAATCTTGTGTGCTTACTGCGCGGTGGTTATTGATAAGGCTCGGCGAGGACCAGATTATTGGACACGAACACCACCTCAGATCCCGCCACAACACCGAAGGCATTGTCGACGCCGTAAGTCACGGGGGCCGTCTGCGGGCTTCCGCTTGACCAGGTCGCGATCCCATTGCCGCCGTTCGCGAGCGAATAGATCGCATTGTTAGAGGGCGAGTAGACGGAGGTTTCCGACAGCGTCTGCACCATGCCGGTATCCGGCAACGTTACTGAGCTGACCATCGCACCGGACGTGTTGTAGATGCTCGATGCATTGTAGTAGTAGCCCTCGGCCGCCATGGAACCCTGAAACGTGTAGGTCGCCAGCAGGTACGTCGTGGGGGTAAGCCATCCCACGACAATGCCCGGAACCGTGGTCGCGAGCGCCCCATTGACATACACGTTCGTGGAGTAGTTCGTGTCCGCCTGAATGTTGTATGCCAGCGGAGTGGCGGCACCGCTGCCGTCCGCGTTGAGAAGCACAGCGACGACGCTCGCACTCGCCTGCGGAACGCACAGCTGGGAGGTGCCGCTCGGCACCGCTATGACCTGGGCGGCGCACGCGCCGGAACCGAATACCTCACCCAGCGCCGTGCCCGAAGCAGACAGGGTTATGCCCGGCGATCCGGAGAAGCTAGTGGTCAGGGTTGCCGCCGGCAATGACCAGATGTCCACGACCTGGTTAGGGGCGAGCATGAACGCAAAGCCGGGGGCCGCGGCAAGTACCGTGCCGTCGGCCGACAGCTGCAGGTCAGAGGCCGGCTGACTGATCGTACCCACAAGCGCGTTTGTGCTCGCGTTGTAGTAGAGGATACGGCTGGAGGCCGTCGCGAGCGCAAAGGTAGGGGCACTGCCGGCGATCGCGGTCACCAGGCCATAGTCCATATAGCGCGGCGTCCCCCCATAGCTGGCGCCGTCGTAGAGCACGCCGTAGGTATTGCCGACCAGCCAGGTCGAGCCCGCTGCCCCGTAAGCGGTGAGCTGGTCAGGCGGTGTCGTGTAGCTCGTGGTGCTGAGCGTGGCAGAGTTCGACAGATCGACCACGACCAGCGTCCCGGTTCCGGAACCAGAGTCGGTGAGAGCGCCGAGTGCCGTGGGAGTCGGAAACAGTGCGCCTTCGGCGTTCTGACTCGCTGGTAGCGTATAGCTCGGCGCCGGACTGGTACCCGTGACACCGACTTTGTACACGTTCAGCTCAGTGAGGGGACTGGTATAGGTCCAGAACCAATTACCGGTTCCGGCCAACTGACTGAGGGTGGGAAGAACCGCCGGACCCTGGAAGTCGTTCTGGCTCGTGTAGCCGTTCGGATAGATCCAGACCGTGTTGCCGGTTGCCGTAATGAAGTTGCCGCCGTCGAGGAACCAGGACTGGAACGTGCCGAGGAATGCCGCGCCGACGCTGCTGGTGCCGCCTGGCACCGCAAGGGTCTCGATCACGTTGGCGCCGGCCGCACCGAGTCCCACCTGCAGCTGTGTCGGGGAGGCAAAGGCCACGGCGCTGGCGTAGTTTCCCGCACGCGTGAAAAGCACCGTTCCGCTCGGTGAATAAACCGTGAGTCCGGAGGACGTGCCGGTGGCGATGTAGCTGCCGTCGGTGGCCAACGTCCACCAGGACGGCATGCCCGTGATCTGTGCCTGCACGGTGCCATCAGTCGCCGAGAGTACCTCGATCGCCGAGGCGCTTTGCACTACCGCCGTCGACCCGGCGAGAGCGGTCGGGTACGGCAGGACACCTTCACCATTCGGGGGCACGCGGTATGGATCGTTTCCGGTCGTTCCGTTGGCCAGATTTTCATCGGTGGTGTAGTTCCACAGTACCCAGTGGGCGTGCGAATCCTGGGTGAGCAGTCGTGAGCCCGCGACCTGTATGGACACGATCGAGTATGCGTGACCGACATCGAGCAAGGGCGCCGCGGCGACCACGAGCGTCAAGGTGACGCTCGACGTGCCACTCGAAGTCTTAGCCGTCACTGTGTAGGAAGCGGCCGGGCTTGCCGCGGTCGGTGTACCGCTGATGTTTCCGTACGCGCTGTCCAGGGTCAACCCTGCAGGCAACGCGGGCGTCACGCTCCAGGCTGCCCCCGAAGGCGCTCCCACCGTGGGCGAGATCTTGCTTACCATCACGCCGCTGGTGAAGGAGTAATAGGCGCTGCCGTATGCGATACCCGGCTCGATGGTGATGGCCACGCCGGCATTGGTTTTGCCGAACGCGTTCGTGGCAATGACCTCGTAGCTCACCTGCGCCGAGACCTGCGTCGGTGTTCCGGAAATGACACCCGTCGTCGGGTTGAGTGTCAGCCCGGCGGGCAACGCCGGACTGATCGTGTAATTGGTGACCGTGCCGCCGACGGTCGGTGTCAGCGGGGGAATCGCCGAATTGACGATGTAGGTCTGCGGAGTGGAGTAGTGAAGCGCCGACGGGGGCGTCGAGCCGCCACCGCCACCGCCACCACCGCAGGAACTCAACGCAAGAGTCAGCACTGCGGCGGCAACTTCCTGCGCGTGATTCACCCGGTTCATCGTGTGCCCCCTGCCACTCACTTCCTGCGAGCCTTCCTGACAGGCCATTCTAGAGCGCGCCAACGTCAGGCGCGTTAGTTCGTTGACACCGGAAAGACAGCTGCGCTCCCGCAACCGGTAAAGCGGGGGGGGGGGGGCTGCGAACGATGGCGCTGCCGATGCCGCAAACGACTGATTAATGGATGCTGACGGGATCGAACCGCCGACATTCGCCTTGTAAGGGGAAGCGACCGAAATAACATATTCCGCGCCGCGTGCTGGGAAAACGAGCCTCACCCTCATCTGTCGTGAAGCGCCAAATTATCTCAGTCGCGCAAGCGGTCCGTTACGTTCCTCGCCCGCTCGAACTTCTCCGCCAGTGCTACAGGGCGCTTCGCCGTGTCCTCGACCGGCCCGCGCAAGCTCGGGTTTCCGATTTGCTGCGCCGCTTTCTCCTGGCTGCGCGCCATCATCCGGCATGCCGATCGAAGGGATCGCGCCCGGCAAGTGCCTAAAGTGCAAAGCGCCGCTCCAGATCCATCCGCGCCGGACCCGGCAGGTGCGTGTCTCACACCATGCGTTCTCTATATCCTGGTGCGAGAGGGGTCTGTGAGTTCACGAACGCGTCCAGTGCGAGGACGAAATCCTCGATAGACGTATGTTCCTTTTTCAAGAGCAAGGTGAGCGAGAAATCGCTCTGCCCGTCTTTTAGGGCTGTTCCCGCACCTCGCAACAATGATTCGCGAAGGCCGTCGGACTGTTCCCCGAGGTCGCTCGACAGCACCACAACGTTGCGATGAATGTATAGCTTGCTAATAACCTGAAGAGCGACTCGCCGATCCGGCCATGACATCTGCGATTTGCGATCTTTGGTCGGGTAAAACTCATATCTCAGCGAGGACATGCAGTACGCGAGCCTACGACCGATTAGCCTAATGACAGCTGTTCGAATCTTCTGAGAATCAATGCACTCATCAATCGCGAAGTGGGGCCGCGACTCGGTACCGCAAACTTGATTTGTTGGTGCGCGTCTCACCGCCTCTGTTGTGGCGGCGCTTAGCTGGCGTAACTCGATGGTCTGTCGGCCTGGCTTGACTAAGAGCGGGCTGTTATTGCCAGAACGTCGCACCAAATCTGACCAGCAGGGCCATCAGCACCGCCGCGGCGAAGAGGATCCCCAGCAAAGCACCTGCAATCTGCCACTTGGATAGCTTCTTGCGTGCGTTCTTCTGGTAACCGGCGATCCCCGCAATGACACCGACCAAGCCGAGGATATTGGCGGGCGGTCGCGTCGCAAGGGCCACCACGCCAAGGGCAGCAATGATGATCGACGTGCTCAC